AAATAAAATGCGATGTACATATCTCAATATTAAAAATTATGCGCGAATTAATGCACCTGTTTTTATTGATGATGTAGCACATTTAGATAAAGATGCTGTTATAGTGTATTTATCTGGTAGTGGAGTTTCAGGTCATAATTGCGCAAATATAATTAAAAAATTTGTTCGTCGTGAAGATCTTTCGAAAATTTGTAGTAGTGGTTTAAATGGTTATATGGTTGTTCAACGAAATGTTGGTTATAAGCTTAATCAATGCACACCTTTGAAAATGAGCGTTACGTTAGGTTGCACTTCAATTTCTCCTGTTAATGTTATGCGACGTACAGGGAATAATTGGTGTGATGATCATATAATGGATTTTCAAGGTGAACAAACACTTTTAGCGGAAAATGGTGAGAAATGTACTTATTATATCACTTTACGTGATAGATATGAATATACCGCCGGAACGCAACCAGGTGATTGTGGTTCAATTTTGTGGATTGATCATCCTCAATTGTCACATTGCGTGGTAGGAATGCATTCAACTGACCATCCAACAAGTGGGAAAGGTTGTAGTGTACCTATTACGCAAGAAGATATTGAAGAAACGCTTAAGAAGTTGGGACGATGTGCTGTTAATGCTTTTACTGAACCAGATTTAACTCCTTTAGATGAACAAGATATTTTTGGACCCAATGCTTTGGTTCCTCAAGGAAATTTTCAATATATAGGAAAGAAAACTGAAGCTTTTCCGATGCAACCTCTTAAAACTTCTATAATTGCTAGTCCAATTCAACAAAATCTTTATTTGTTAAAGAATGAGTATTCTCGAAAAACAAACAAACATTTTTCAATAGATATTCTTAAAGCACCTGCTGTGATGCGTGTTGCTTATCAAAATCCAGAGAATTGTAAATTGTTTGAGAAGAGAAATCAAATTTTCTTTCAAATGAAAGATGAACAGCCTAGAATATGTTCAAAAAGTGATTATGAAGTTTGGTTAGCAAAGGGAGGTATCAAAAGAGATCCTCTAATTGAAGGTTTAGCTAAAAATTCTCTTGCTATGCCATT